CCACTCGGAAGTGATGTAAACTCTATAGTATTAGATGAGGGTTTAGATGGGCTACGAAGGAGACTGGGAATAGATGAGCGAGTATGAGTACGGAATCAATAGATCCAATGACGATGCAGAGTTTGAAAGACTTACTGGAAAGCTTCGGCCTCACAGTCCTAAGCCTAAAGCCAAACCCAAGTCAGCCTTTGGCCCTCGAGATAGTAGTTCAACTACCGCCGACCCGGCGATGAATCAATTCGTTGCTGACTCATGGGATATTATCGATGAGCTTGGCAACCTACTCATCAGTAAGCAGCGTGACTATGGCCCGGGCAATATCAACAATGCATATGGTGGCCCTATCAATGGGCTGATGGTTCGTATGGGTGACAAGTTCGAACGCCTTAAGAATCTACTGGCATCTGGCCAAACACCTAAGCATGAATCCATTGAGGATTCTTTCAAGGATCTTGCTAACTATTGCATCATTGCCATGATGGTTACTCGTGGAAAGTGGCCAGAAAACAAGTGAAGAAATTTTTTTTATTAGCAATTCTTGTAATTACATTGATGGCATTCGTTGCCAAGTTTGTAATGGATGCCATCGTAGAACTTGAGGAAGAGATCTGATGCAGGAAAAGGATCGTGCTGACGATCACCTCGAAGATCTAATCCATATATCTGCATCACATATCCACCGCAGATTTGCTGGCTATGTTGAGAGAGAGGATTTAATCCAAGAGCTACGAGTCTATGTTCTTAAGCGACCTCACTTAGCGAAGATGCTAGATGAAGCTTATGAGGTAAGCAAGGATGAGACTAAGTGGGTAGCAAGACGGATCATGGCACGATTCCGCAGGACTATTGAGAAGTATTCTCGCAAAGAGAAGGCCGCAAAGCTTGGCTATTCCACCGGTGATGAGTTCTTCTACGACACAATAACGATAGCCAAGATGTTGCCAGTTGCATTTGAGTTTGATTCATACGGTGCAGTAATGGTGGACAAGGTAGATGATGGCACCCCACGCAAGCCATCAGTTCCAAGTGAAGGTGGCAATATCTTGGCTGTAGTAATTGACATTCGATCTGCAATAGATTTACTAGAAGCAGATGAGCAGGTGATGTTACGCAATAGGTATTCCAATAGCCCAATGACTCTGTCTGAGATAGCAGAAGAGATGGGCATAAGTGATTCAACAGTAGATAGAAAGATTCAAGGCTCACTAAGAAAGATCATCGATCACTTAGGAGGGCCAACGCCTTGGGTCTAAAGATAGTTCTTGAGAGATACGAAGTTGTTCTCGCTGCTAACACAGCGATTGAACGCTATGTATCTACGATGAAGAACCAACAGATGCGTGGCCTACAGGACATGGATGCATGGCAAAGAATCCTTCTCGATGTAGATGGTTGCGGTGCTGAGATTGCAGTAGCTAAGTATCTCGGCGTGTATTGGGGCGGTGCCTTCGGTCAAGGTGGCGTAGATATAGAGCCGAACATCGATGTTAAATATACAAAGCACGAGCAGGGTAGATTGCTTGTTAGACCTGATGCTAAAGATGATGTGAAGTTCGTATTGGTTAGAGGTGGTATGCCTAACTACGAATTGATTGGTTGGATCATGGGTGCTGAAGCTAAGAACCCGGAGTGGTTGGATAAACCTGACTGGCGTAGACCAGAGATCTATTGTGTACCAGAGGAGAGTCTAAGAAAATTCAGAGGGAGTTACAATAACTAATGGCTACATACGAATACAGTTGCGGTAAGTGTGGGATCAGCGTTGAAGTAGAACGCAGAATGACAGAGGAAGAAGCTGCACCTAAATGTGATTGCGGTTTGATGATGTCTCGAGTGTGGACTGCAACGCCTACAGTATTCAAGGCTGGTGGTTTCTACTCGGTAGATAATCCAAGGACTTAAAAGACTAAAGCCCTCCCGAAGGAGGGCCTTAGCACCTAGAGTGGAGGATCAAGTCCACTACATTTATTGTATCACTATCTTCCGTATTCTTCTTTGAGAAACTTGCCGCAGTATGGCCATGGTTTGAAGCCACGATCAGCATAGATATGAAGAGCTACATGGAACTGTTCTCTTAGCGTGGCATCCTTCGCTGGGGTGCCGCTGCTACCACCATGTGCAACCCAAGTCCGGGGGAATTCAATCTGAAATGCCCCTTGGAATTGTTTGCGTGTGCCGCTGACGGCGTTAAGTCGACCATTGGATTCACACTTGGCAAGTTTTTGCCAAGCTAAAGGTAGGTCGGTGAGTTCAATGTCCGACACGAATGCCGGATCCGGTTTGACTACCGGAGGGATCACTACAACAAGCGGCTCCCGAGGGGTTAGCGTTAAAGCTAACCCCATGGCAACCGCTCCGATCATGAAGCGATGAAGCATCTATCTATCCTCCTAACATGATCGCAGCTATGAATGCCACGATCGGGATCATCACTAGCAAGGGTTGCCCCTCGCTAATGCCTATCGGTAAGGTGAAGAATGCGAGAATGAATAAGCCAAATCCGATCATGGAATTACCTCCGAGATCGCTCCGCATTCCGAGCATTCCGGGATCTTCTTCCCATTAGGTATCGGCTCCGGGTAATCGGCTCCGCATTCGCAGCGGTAAGTGTAAGGATAACAGCTCACGCATGAATAAGCTCCGCATCCATAAGTCATGAAGCCACCTCATAGATGAGCTTCGATCCGATCTTATGGATCGCCTTACCCTTAGCTCGCAAGGCTACGATTACCCCTCGAGGATCTAGGGCCCGGAGATCGTGAAGATCCCCATCGATAACCGGTATCCCATGCCATCGATCCGGCACCGGTGATCCCTTATCGATCGGCATTACGATAGCGACATTCGCTCCGGTTGATACCTTAGATCCGATCTCTTCGATCGAATGGCCGGCGGCGGAAAAGGTTAATCGATAGCCGGGTATCGGCTCCGGATCTCGATCCCATCGCTTCGAATAATCATAGACGGCGGCACCTCCGGCGATAGCTCGATCGATAAGCCATGGCGATGCGATCTCCCATGCTAAATCGGAGGCGACATTTAATCGGAGGCCCCACTTACCGAATGCTCGAGAGTATCGATCGACATCATGAGCTAATAGAATGGCGGCCGCTTCCGGTTGATCCATAAGCAGCGAAACCCGGGCCGATCGGGCCCGGATCACACTCTCGAATGCTCCCCGGCCATGCGTTAATACGCATAGATCCTTGCAATGCGTGAAGAATTTGCAGGTAGTGGCCGGGCCATAAGCTGCCGGCGTGAGCGTGAGCCCGGCGATGCCATAGTATCCCGGCACCTCGAGGCTTAGCTTCTTATTACTATCCGATCGGATTAAATAGCTCGGCACTTTAATGCCATAGGCGGCGAAGCTATCCGCCGCTAACCTCCGAGCCTTAGCGACATCGAGGCCAGAGATCGAGCCGGGATCCGGTAAGGGATCCCTCTCTCTTATGTTGATTAGACTACGCATAGATAATTGATCCTTAATCTAGGTTAGGCGAGGCGATCTCACCATGGCAAGGCCCGGAGCTAATACCCCGGGCCCCACCATTACGAGATCGAGCTAAGCTACCTCGGGCCCGGCCCATGTAAGCCGGTAATCCACCGATGAAGCTGCGGAATTGTCGAGATCGTTTATCTTCTCGATGGCCTTGATCTCACTCTCGGCGGTTATGTAATACCTCTCGATCTTCTCGATCTCGAATTCTCTCGGCATAATTTAATCCTCCCCTCGATCGATGAAGCATTCGAGGTGATGGCCCTCGATTAGGGCAGACACCGGAGCTTGATCCTTACCTCGCCACTTAATCCCGGCCGGTAGATCGATAAGCTTGCCCCATTCCCGGGCCTTAGCTGCGTTTATCGCAGCGATGCATGGATCCACCATCGAGAGAGGCACCGGCGGATAGTGATTACCGGTGAGATGATACGAGAGAGATCTCTCGAGGGTTAGATCCGGGTTAGATGCTAAATCGGCGGCTAGGTTATGGCCCATTTATTTATCTCCTTTCATAATAATACTTATGTGATTACACTTAGGGCATAACAAGCTAGATCCATTCTTCCCTTGACTTAACACTTTTATTTCATGATCGCAATCGAAGCATTTCATTACTTAACCGCCTCTCGAGCTTGATCTAATAGATCATGCAAACCGAAAGCCTCGGTATCGATCGGATCATGATCGAAGATCTTCACCATTTGATCCCATTCCTCCGGCTTGATCTCTCCGGTAGTAAATTCTGCATGATCCCGGGTGAATAGTTGAAAGATAATTTGATCCTCGGGAGCGTATTCCTCGAGCAGATCTCGGAGATCCTTAACGGTGGCCATTACTTAACCGCCTTTAATAGATCCTTAAGCTCGGCCTTGATCGCTCGAGCTTGATCTCCTCGCCATGTTGTCATGTTGCTTAAGGCGTATCGAACAACACTCTCGGCCGTATCGAGGCCGTAAGTATCTTTAATCGAATTTAAGCAGCTCATCGCCTCGATGTAATCTCGAGCATAGATCGAGCTATTAGATCGATACCATGGTGAGCCCTTAATCTCCCGGGCGATCTTCATTAGCGATCGAGGCCCGGCCGGGATGGCCTTAGCTTGATCTCCGAGGGTATCCCCGGTTTCTGCATCGATGACCATCAATAGCCCGGCATCGAGCATCGAGCGAACAAGATCCCCGGAGCCCCTGCGATCGGCTTCTTTCATGAATTGATCGGTAAAGCTAGACATAATTTGATCCTTTACTACTAGGTTAAAACAATACCGGCGATCGGTATCTCCGAAAGCTCGAGCCGGTAAGCTCGAGCCCTCGAAGCTAACTATCGATAGCTAATCCTTAAGCTGCGTTAGATCTAACACCTTAAGCTTACCCTCCGGGAGCTTCTCCTCGGTGGTGATCCACCATTCGAGCCCGGCGAGCCGGCTCGAGAGATCTCCATTTAATAGATCTCGCTTCTCCGGGTCATAATAGATCGCAACTAGAATGCGGCTCACGCTCATTTCTTCACCTCCTCCGGGAAATAGCAGCTAATCATGTCGCCGAAGCAATACCCATCCCCGACCCACCAGATCCGGCCGGATAGATACACAATCGCAGCGAATAAGGCGATGGATCCGATGAGATAGGCCCACCGGCGGCGATAAATCGGGGAGCTTAGAATTCTTCGAGCCGCATTCATGACTTAGCCTCCTCGATCGCAGCGATCCCGGCGATAAGAAACCGGACAAGGCCTCGAGCAGCTCGAAGATCTAGCTCAAGCGTGATCGATGCGTGATCCGGATCGTTAGCGTATCCCTTAGCCGCCACGATCGACACGCTCGAAGCCGGAGAGTTATACCATCCCGAGACATAATCCCGGGAGCCCACCGGAAGCGTGATCGCCTCGGCGATCGATACCGTATCCGGGCGGCTCATGCTGCGGCCTCCCATGTTGCTAAATTCTTAGCAGCGGCCCGAGCTGCGGCCCCGGTGGCGTAAGCTTGAAATTCTCCCACCGTTTCGATCTTCCCATTCCGGCATTCTCGGATCGTGTAGAGCCGGGCGGATCGTTGATCGAATTGCTCGGAGGTAATGAAGAAGCGGCCACCGATTACGATCTGGCCGATCCTCGATCTAAAAAATCGCTTCGAAGCTGCATCGAAGAAATGGCCGCCGGTTGATCGATGATCTGCTTCGATCTCTTCGATGGTGGAATAGTGAGCTAATGACATGAGCTTGATCCTTTCGCTAGGTGATGCGGTGCCAGAGTAAGCACCCGGAAAGCCTCGAGGTATTAGCTCGAGGCCTACCGGCTACCGGCTACCGGCTCGCCGTTAAATACTCGTAAAGCTTACCGGATAGCTCCTCGATCGTATCGATGGCGGCTCGGTAAGTGTCGATCGACTCTCGGGCCATGGTGGCGATGATGCCGGTTTGCATAACACCATCGACAAGGGAGAGCTTCTCAAGCTCGGAGATTTGAAGCTCGAGAGCCCGGGAAGAATACTCGAGAGCAGACTCGAGAGCTTCGAGCCCGGCTCCCTCGATGATGATCTTCGAATGATCCCACCCGGCGGATTTGATAGCGATTTGATTTGACATGAGCTTGATCCTTATCTTCTAGGCGGCCGGTTTGATGCGGCCGGGTTTGCTATTTCTAGTATCTCATGAATGCAGCTCTAATTGTCAAGGGTATTTGAAAACTTTTTTTATTGTGTCGATGATCCCCGGAGAGCTTAGGCCCGAGCTTAATCCCGGATCCTCGAAGCTCGATCGATGAAAGCTCGAAGAGCTGCGGCGGATCTCATCCCGGGAAGCTTGCCGGATCTGCCTCGAAGCTTAGGCGATAGCTTAGATCCGGATCATTAAAAGAGGCCTAGTCATGGCCGGCCGGCCCGGCTCCATGTCTCCCCGACACGCCGTAAAAGCTACTTAACATAATGTTAGTTATCGGCTTATAGGGGTTCGACACGCAGCACAGGCAAATTGACCCGGGTGCTTAATAGTGCCGGGGCCCCTGTATATATGTACCCAAATAAAAATTTTTGATAGGATCTAAGCTGCGATATAGGCTCTGAACAGGGCTTTTACACACAATGGGTAGTATGTGATG